GGGAAAATGTCAGTATACCCTACGCATGAAGAAATAAGAGAACAACTCAGGGATCATGAAAAAAGAATAATTGCTTTAGAGAAGGCGGATGCAGAGTTTGCTATTCGATTACAGAATCTCATTGAAAAAATTGACAGTCTCACAAGCTGGATCAAAGCCCTCGTCGTTAGCATCATTGGAACTGGCATAGGGTTTATTATTTGGTACATTCAAAGTTTACCAAGGTAGGAGGTGATAAAATGAAGATAGTACAAAACCTTGTCCCAGCTAGCAAGTATAGTATCAAATGCCCTTACTCCATGACGCCGGAATTTATTGTTGTTCACAATACCGCCAATGATGCAAGCGCCAGGAACGAAGTTGCATATATGATTAGGAATGATAACAAAGTCTCATTTCACTATGCAGTCGATGATAAAGAAATCGTTCAGGGTATCCCCGAAAATCGGAATGCCTGGCACGCAGGTGATGGGAACAATGGCCCCGGGAATAGAAAAGGTATAGGTATTGAAATCTGCTATTCCAAATCCGGCGGGCAGCGCTTTATTGAAGCAGAAAAACTGGCGGCGAAATTCATCGCCTTTAAGTTAAAAGAAAAGGGTTGGGGCATAAATCGAGTTAAGAAACATCAGGATTTTTCGGGCAAATATTGCCCACACCGGACGTTAGACATGGGATGGCAGAGGTTTTTGAATATGGCGCAAGCTGAATTAAATGCTTTGAAAGGAGTTGATAAAGTGGCAGACAAGAATACTCCTTCTAGCTGGGCCAAAGAGGCTTGGGAGTGGGCTAAAAAAGAGGGCATAACAGATGGAACGAGACCAAAGGATACTATGACAAGAGAAGAAATGGTCACAATGTTGCATAGGTATCATAAGAAGGTGTTTCCGAAATGAAGTTTTCAAAGTTGATTGTAACCCTGGTTATCCTACTTAACGTCACTTTTGCTGTAGCAGTGCTTTATATTTTTTATCGTGTTGGGGCGGAACCTACTACACTTATCGGTGCATGGTTTGGTTTCACAACTATAGAGTTGTGGGCATTAGCTGGTATAAAAAAGAAAGAAATCGAAACACAAAATGACAAGGAGGTGATATAGTGAAGGAATTTTGGAAACAAAAACTCACGTCACGGAAGTTCTGGGTAGCCGTGGCCAGCGCAGTATTTATTATTTTGAGCGAGGGTCTTGGTTTTAATGTAGACCCTGATTTGTACTGGAAATTAGTTGCATTGGCCTTGGGCTACATTTTTGGTGAGGCGGCGGTGGATATAGCCAGGGCAAAGGCGCAGGAATGAAGACGCATTTTTCGTAATCATATAGGCAGGTAAGCAGGCTGGGTTTTCGCCTCCTTTTCCCAGCCTGCTTCCAAATCCCTCCCTCCTCTCCTTTCATTTTGCCCTGGGTAAGTTAATTGCTTACCCGGGGATTTTTTTTGTTGCAAATTTTTCGTTTTCAAGTAATATTTTTTCGCTTGCAATAATATACGTGGTTATCAAAACCAATACCGGCGAAATAGCCGAGAATTTTTTTTTTTGAAAAATTTTTCAAAAACCACTTGACTTTTTCTGAATCCATATATATAATAATAATAGAAAGAACGAAAGGGAGGTTTAAAAAATGACAAGGATTAATTTCTACACCTTAAAAATGGTCAAAGAGGATAGCGTGCTTTACGAAGTTCCGGTTATCAAGTCACCGGCAGAAGTTTATCAGGCAGCAAAGCAGCTTTTAGCACTCCACGAAAAGCCACAGGAACATTTCTGCATCTTTTGTCTGAATACCAAAAACAAGATAGTAGGAGTACATACAATATCAATCGGCAGTTTGAATACTTCAATTGTCCACCCGCGCGAGGTATTCAAGGCGGCAATGCTTAATAATGCAAGCGGGATTATCTGCCTGCACAATCACCCTTCAGGCGACCCTGAACCGAGCTGGGAAGATATAGAGACAACAAGACGGCTTGTAGAGGCTGGCGAAATACTGGGCATTAGGGTCTTGGACCACGTAATTATTGGTGAGCAATATTTAAGCATGAAGGAAAAAGGTTTAATGTAAGGTAAGGGACAAGGCTGAGAATACCAGCCAGAATACCGCCAGCCGGGAGCGGTCAATCCCGGCGCAAAATAAACAAATAGGAGGAATAAAAATGAAAAAGTATCTCGTGAATGCCTTCAGTATACAAATGCTACAGAAAGGAGGTCTAGTTAGATTCGATGAAATAGCCCCAGAAGATATACCAACAGATGTAGTTTCAGCCGTAGGGCATGCAGACACGGCAGCTGTACTTTCTAACATGCTTGGGTTTGAAGTGCCCATGAACAGGATGAATATATCACTAGACGAAGATACAGAAATATACGTTGCCCAGCTAATTGGAGGAAGGCTTCCTGAAGGGAGTACCACTCTCCCTGAAGGATTCGCCTTTAAGTTCTACAGAGTTACAATAGTGCAGGGCTAGGGAGTTCCTGGTGAAACCCCAGGAGGGGAGTTTTCTCCCCTTCCGCTCAACCTGCTGGCAAATAGCCACCCAGGGAAAAAATATTATATTAGGAGTGATATTTATGAAAACCGTGAAAATCGAAAGAACGAAGAAAGGTCTCCCTGCCATGTGGGAGTCCGGTGGCGGCTACACCAATACCGGGAGAGCTGTCATCATTGCCGATGCCGACGGTTCGAAGAAGAAGCCAGTTTACATTCGTCTTCGGGGTTCCCTGGCATGTGAAAACCACGCTTTGTTCGTGGTAAAGCCGGGGGACATCGTGGTGGAAGCCAACCACCACCGTAGGGATTTTGAAATCCGAATCTGGCGCATTGACCAGATCCAAGAGGAAGAAGCCCGACTGACTTTGATACATGAATACAGTCGGGGCGAATGGGATAGCGATCTTGATAAAAATCTACAGGCGGCTGTTGAAGCCGCCATGAAGAAGGCTACCTGCTACCATTGCAGGGGACCACATTATGTCCGGGATTAACCTCCCGGACGAAAACTCATTTTTTATAAAAAAAATATAAAAAAACAAAATGGAGGGGTAAACATGAAGAAAATAAGAAATTTAGACGATCTAATCAAAAGCGGGGCGGGGATGTTAAGCGCCCCTACCCGCATGTTGGTATGGAGAGACGTTCTTTATCTGGCAGCGTTCTTTAGAACGCCGAAGTGGTATCGGAAGGATTACATTATACCAACAACTAGGGAAGCCCTTTTTAGGGCTCATAAAATAGTCCTCAAAAGATACGAGGATTTCGCCGAAATCCTTCGTGAGGAAATGCTAAAAATAGGACTCGAATTGGGTGAATACCCGCCGCAGTCATTTATTTTTAGCATTATAAAGGATTTAGAAAGATGGGGTTGGAAAACCCCGGTCCTCCCTAAATTATGGGAGGATAAGAACTTTGAATATGAACCTTATGAACTAAAAAGAATAGCTGATAGTCTGGAACCTGAGCGGCCAGACTACAGGCTAACTGGAGTTGTTTAAATATCATGGGATTGTGAATAAAAAGCACTGACAAAATGGTTACAGACGTCCAAGGGGACATAATTCCTACGTCAGGGAGGACATAGGAATTATGCCCCAAATATCCCACGGCGCGCCACTTTAGGCACATTGAGTAAACCGGCTTTGAGCCGGGAAATTTTTTTTTGAAAAATTTTTAAAAACCACTTGACTTTTTCCGAATCAATATATATAATAATAATAGAAAGAGGAAAAACAAAAAAGGGAGGAATATAAAAATGAAAAAAATCGTGATGATTCCAGAAACCTTGGACGGGCGGAAGAAAACCTGGAGGAAGCATCTGGAGAGCGTTGATAAGGAAAAGGCAAATGGATACGCCTTTGTCGGTAACTGGCTGCGAGCAGGCGAGCGCGAGGAGATGGAAGTTGGCAGCTTCATCCTCTGCTATGACGAGCCGGGCAGCATGAAAAATTGGTATCCAGTGGTACGTATGTTCAAGGTTGTTGAAAATGGATTGGAGGAAGTGTACTGCTGGGAAGGTAACATCTGCGAACGCAGCTGGGCGCTTGCGGTCCGGGATGACATCGCTGCTATCCTGGCTGAAGCACAAGGGCAGGAACCCGAGGAGGAAAACCCGCTGGCTAGCATTTCCGATGAGGAATTGATAGCGGAACTGGAGCGGCGTGGATATACCGTCACCAAATAACCCGTCCTGACGAGTTGGCAAGCTATCGGCGAAACCTAGCCCGGCTTTGAGCCGGGAATTTTTTTATTTTTTTTTTGAAAAATTTTTTTGAAAAATTTTTAGAAAACCACTTGACTTTTTCCGAAGCGATATATATAATAATAATAGAAAGAACAAAAACGAAAAGGGGGAAGAACAATGTCAAAGAGGAAATTAAAAATCTTTTTACCTTTGACAAAACAGCCTATTGTTCATATCGGATATGATACTGAAGAGGAAGCAGAAAAAGCCTATGAAGCTGTTTCTCATCCTCGATTTAATTACTGGATAGTTGAGATATTCAACTATCGTAAAAGCTATTATATAGTAATGCCGGAGTCAACATTCCATATTCTACGTCGTAACGATTTTATAATAGACAACCAAACATGGGAAATAATGCGAATAAAATAGCCGAAACCGGGGAAACCCGGTCAGCAGGAGATGGCCTACCTGCTCTGATGATTGGCAGGCTAAAACAAATAAAAAGGAGGAGGAAAAATGAAAAGGAAAATAGAAACAAAAAGGATTATCACTGGAATTAGTCCCAATTACGTAAAGAATTGGGACGTGATTAAGGGAATCAGAGAGATTATTCAAAATTACCTTGACACGAAAAACGAATTCCGTTGCAAAGGATATATCTATTACAAAGACGGGACGGCGATGGTAAAAGATTTCGGCCCGGGATTAGAACTGAGGCATCTAGCACTGGGAGTTAGCGAAAAAGGACTGCATGCCATCGGAAAATATGGTGAAGGCTTAAAATTGGCACTCTTGGTATTAGCCCGGGAGCACCGAAAGGTAGAAATCTGGTCAAACGGAACGATTATTCGCCCCGCCATTGAACACTCCGACTTATATGGTACTGAGGTTATGGTCTTCAATATTCAACCAATGCAGCCTTGCCATGCTAAAACACACCAGGGCACAACCATCCGATTCATGTGCAGTAAAGACGAACTGGAAGCCGCGAAATCTTACTTCGAATGTTTCCTCTCCGAAAAATCTGGCTTCAAGTGGATAGAAAAGGACAGAATCAGCTTACCTGGCGGATACATTTACATCAATGGAGCTAGAGTTGGAAAAATATCTGATGCATTGTTCAGTTATCACCTATATGAAAAGGAGACCGGAGACATTGGAAATCGAGACAGAGAAGTTATTGACCAAGAAAAAGTTGAACCTTGTATCCGAAAAATACTCGCAGAGACTTCATCCCTAACAGTTATGCGGAAGGTTCTAAAAGCCTTGATTGACAAAGAATACAGTTGGGAAATCAAAATTGGCCTGTCCAGCTGGATGATAAGTAAAAAGAGCCGCCCACTTTGGAAAAGAGCTTTCTTTGAGATTGTCGGAACGAAAGATGCCGTGTTGAGTAGTTGTAGAATAGATGACAATACACGAGCTGGCTATTTAGGGTACAAAGTTGTAGACATTTCAGGCTATGGCTGGTGGGATTTGTTAAACAATGTTGGGATAAAAACAACGACAGAAATCGTAGCTGAAGACGGGAAGAAATCTAGCAAAAGAATTGCAATCAAGGACTTAACAGATGAAGAGAGAAACAACTTAAAGATAGCAAAACGATTGGTAGAAAAATACTACAACCCGGTTGGCGAAGTGATTATAATGGAAGATTTAACCGGGATGGTAAACGCCGCAAGAGGTTTAAAGATAAACGGCGCCTATGAATTGAGGACCGGTAAAATATACCTACAGCGAGAAATACTGAGCAATTTGAACCAAACGCTCCACACTCTACTCCACGAAGCGGTACATAAATACACTGGAGCGGATGATTGTACAGCGGCTTTTGAGAGGGCGCTCACTGAAATATCTGTGAATATAATCTTGGGATTGGAGGAATTGGAATAAGGACCCGGTAAAATAGCCGAGAAATTTTTTGAAAAATTTTTTGAAAACCACTTGACTCTTTGCTAACTAGGATATATAATAATAATAGAAAGAGCAAAAACAAAAAGGAGGTAACCAAAATGAGAAAAACTGAAATCAGAGAGGCAATCGATAGATTAGAGGAGCTGAAAGAGACAATCTATGAAGCGCTCAACGAAATGGAAAAGTTACTGAGAGAGGTAGCACCAGATGTATACGCGATGTCAAAGAGCTACTGGATGGCACACATCGACGGAGCGTTAGAGAACAGAGGTAACTGGCTAGGAGGGAGCATGGTAAGCTACATTGATACAATCCTAGCACTGGAAGAACTGGAACTGGAAGAAATGATGGAAATGGAAGAAGAGAACTAAGGAGGGGGGCTCAAAGCTCCCTTCCTCCAAAATAAAAGCGAAATAGGATTTCAATCCTGAGGAGGTTTTCTAGATGCCGGACGTAAGACTGATACAACAAGCGGTGAGATACCTTGCAAGCCGATGCGATGGGGCGATTTCCGAAGATGGTCATGGGTTTAACAAGATGGACGCCGGCTTTGGAAAGAGCCTAGCCGAACGGGAGAGATGGACAAAACGACAAGCTCAAGCGGCGTTGGAAATGTTAAAAAAGTATCAAGGACAACTACAAGCTGGAGGGTTTGATATTGAAAAATTGTTTGACGGAAGTGAGATTACCTACCCTCACCTGCAACAAAAGCGAGAGAAAGTAAAGCAAATGAACGTAGTGAAGAAAGTAGACGACAGAACAATGGAAATCCGCTACAAATTCGACCCAGAGTTGCTACAATTGATAAAATCACTCCCAGGAAGACGTTTCCACCCTGATAAAAAGTACTGGACAGCTACAATAACCGTGGACAGCATAAAGAAACTAAAGGATGCGGGGTTTATAATTGACACAGAACTGGAGAAACTTCTATACCAAGCAGAAGAAATGGAAAAAGGAATCGAGGTACCCGGCCTCAAAAAGCAATTATTTCCATTCCAAAAGGTAGGAGTTGCTTTTATCGAAAAGAGAAATGGAAGAGCGCTGATAGCCGACGAGATGGGATTGGGAAAAACTATTCAAGCCGCTGCCTGGCTTCAGCTCCATCCAGAGAAAAGACCAGCAATAATCCTTTGCCCGGCATCGTTGAAGCTGAATTGGGCAAAGGAAATAAAGGATACACTTTCAACCAACGACAAGGTTCAAATCCTTCAGGGAACAAAACCTTACCCAATCACCGAAGACATAATAATAATCAACTACGACATCCTAAACAGTTGGGTTGAAACGCTCCAAGCTATCAATCCAAAAGTGATTATAATGGACGAGGCGCATTACATCAAGAACAGCTCCGCAATCAGAACAAAGGCCACGAAGAAATTGGCGAAAGGCATACCCCATGTCATAGCGCTCACCGGGACACCAATCGTAAACAGGCCAGTAGAAGGCTTCAATATATTCCAAATCCTAGACAGAAACCTGTTCCCGAATTTCTGGACATACGTTCATCGTTACTGCGACGCCCGCCACAACGGTTTCGGTTGGGACTTCTCGGGCGCCACAAATAAAGAAGAATTGAACCAAATCCTCACTAGCACCATTATGATACGGAGAAGAAAAGCCGATGTGCTAAAGGACCTTCCTGAAAAGCTGTATTCTTTTGTGCCGATGGAGCTTGACAACAAAAAAGAGTATTCGACCGCTGAATCAGAATTCATCGAATACCTCCGGCAGATAAAAGGAAAAGAAGCCGCTGAAAAAGCGAAGAAAGCAGAACACCTCGTAAAAATCGAGGCACTGAAACAGCTAGCAGTTAAAGGAAAACTAAAGCAAGCAACCTACTGGATAAAGGATTTCATTGAAGACGGTTCAAAATTAGTAGTGTTCGCAGTACACAAGGAAGTTAT